CTTGTTTTTCGAAAAAGGCAAGCTTGGCGAGCCACAAGAAGAGTCATAAGAAATAATAGTTCTACACATTTTTATAATCAATTTTATAAAAACGAAGTTACTAATTTTTATAAAAAGTTACTTTTTACTTACTAACTTTTCATAACTTTTTACTTTCTAACTTTACTCTAAATAGAAACCTAATATGCTCTCAAATTCGTTTATAATTTAGGAAAAATGTATAAACGAATAATATGGAGGAACTGGAAGACGAATATGAATACGTTGTTTTGAGAGATGATATCGCAAAATTAAAAAAAGTGTATTTGAATGATATTCGAAATTCTGTTTTACTAAGTGACTCAAATATTCCAAAACTTATTACAACCACTTTTATAATAAATCTGAAAGAATTACAAGACAAATATTTATCATTTGTTCAAAAATATATTTATGAAGAATTGGAATATGTGAATCAAGATACGGAAGAATGTTTGCGGATGATTGAAAATATTATAAATATTTAAACAAGTTTGAAAAACATAGAAAATAATATTGAACAAGATGTTTTGAACAATATTAATAAAGAATTCCTATGTATGCTTCTTTTACACATGAAAACGCTTGCAAATATTGTAACAAGTTGGTAAATCTATAGCCCAACATTATTGGTATTGTCAAGTAAAGAAGAACGAGGCATGCTTAGTCATAAGAAATGGTGTAAATAAAAATATAATAATTAATTATGTATTCAAATATTGTTGTTCCGCGTGGCACTATACTCTATTCTGGAGGACGGTATGATATGTGTATTGATAAATATAAATATATAGGACAAGCGGGTCATAAAAGTGATGGCAAAATTATGTATTTATCGCCCAACGAAAATACTGCATTTGGTTATGCTGTTGGTTCTTTAGGCATTGTCAAAAAATATGTAGTGATGGAAGATTTAATTTTAAAAGATATCACAGAAAATATGGCTCATTTTGAATATGACCAACTGGAACCATTTTGTAAAGATGCGGATGGTTATTTTTTAGATTGGGGTATGGAGGGAAATATGGAACATGTGGAAGTTGCTATATGTGATGTTTCTAAAAAAATAAAATACGAAGAGTGTAAAACACAGAAGGATTTTAAATTAAACCGTCCATATAGTTACGAATGCGCTAATTTTTGTGCTGCAGAAGTTGAAAAAATTGGCGGAAAATCACGACGAAAAATGGGTAGGAAAAGACGGACGAGAAAGTTTAATTTATTCGGTTTTTAACAACGAAACGCAAACGCAAATATTCCTACGCCTATTATTCCTAAAACAATACCCGTATGATATCTGTAAGACATTTCTCTGTACATTTGTAACCAAGCCTTTACTTGTTCTGGTTTATAAAGGTGATTTAACATCCAATCTGACTTTGGACTTAACATGTAATAAAAGTAATTTGTCAAAAAACAGGTGGCCATTACGGTGCAAACCAAAGAGAATGAACGCAACCTCTTTTTTAGACAAAAGAGAATGAAAAGCGAAAAAAGTAGTCCTAACCCGTACCCATAATAACTAATCGTCATTCTCTCTTTTGCTATTTTTTCATATCTTTGTTGTAATTCGGGAGATAATTCTTTTTTATACTGTTTTACTACCTCGCTTGTCGTATTATAAAAATAAATCATGCCTATGATAAAAACAGCGGATATCATACAACTTATTCTACAAGTCATTATTGTTAAAATTGAAATTAAATTTTCAAACATTTTTCAATAAAATGTTCGAGCTATTTATTGAACACAATTATTCCAACTGTTACCCAAAGGAACAATCAAACGATGCCAATTGCTTCAAAGTAAAGTTTGAAACTATGGAAAAATTGTCCGAATATGTAAATAATTTATATTTGGAAACAAAAGATTATTGCAATGGTCCGCCATGTTTAGAAAAAAACATACAAGGTAGTGTTTTGCATACGTATGCCTTTATTCCAAAAGAGAAGCAAGCGTCAAGAGAAGATATCATTAAATTGTTAAGAGACGAGAACGATTATGATAAAATTCCAAAAAAAGAGATAGAAATGTATTCTATTTCTGTGTGGTTACTTTTATAATATTTTCTTTACTAAAAGAATGAAATTGAGGATAAAATTTAGTCATCATAAAACCCCTGATAATGTTGTTGTTAATACTGCGCAATTTAACGTTCCGTGTATTATTGATACGGCTATCAACTTTCACAACTTCCTGCATCAATAAATAATTTAACTGATTTGGAATACTTGGATTTAGGAAATAATCAATTATCCATTATTCCAAAAATGGATAACCTTATAAATTTAAAAATATTAGATTTATCTTACAATGAACTTACATCCTTTCCAAACATTGAATCATTGACTAAATTAACCATTTTGGATTTAAGCAATAATAACATCACTGAAGTCCCAATGTCGATTGAAAATTTGTCTCAATTAGAAGAATTGGATTTAAAAAATAATCCTCCTATTATTTTAAATCCATTTCAGCTTGAATACGTTTTTACAAATCGTAATATAGCCGATGGAATTAGAAGCGTTTTTGATATTCACAAATACAATAGATTATTAAAAGCATCGTTAAAAGAAGACACATGGGGTGAAAGAAAATCGCCAGCAATACTTTCAAGCGGGGTAAAAAATTACTTTGCAACCCCAACCAAAACGAGAAGGAGTAAGAATACTGCTGTACCAATATTCTTTGGCAGTAGAACTATGAGACATATATCAAGTTTTTTGGGAAAAAGATATATTCCTGTGAATGTTGAAGATGTTATTAAATATGTATAAAGGAATTGGGTTCGCCAATGTTTTTAAATACTTTTTTAAAAACATTGGATTATATGAATCAAAATAATTTACAAGTTATACTTACAGTTATTGGCGGGTTTCTTGGCGCGCTTATCCCAAACAAGTTGTCGAATATCCCCCATTTATTAATGTCGGTTATTATTGGTTCTCTTTTAAGTAAAACAATTTACGGGGATTTTGACAGAGGTTATAAATGGACTTATAGTGACATATATTATTGGTTCATTACAATAACCGAATCATTGGTTGGTGGCTACATTGCCATTAATCTGTCTCGTAGCTCATAACAAGCCGGCGATTCTGTTCATGTTGGTCCATCACATTTTTCTGCAATACATCAATTCTTTCTTCGGCTTCTTCCAACAATCTCGTCAATCTTTTGATTTCTTCTTTTAAATTTAAACTATCATCTTTGTGTAATCCATGCGTTTTGATAAAATCCCACATATTTACCGAACCCATGGAAGAATTGCATAGAGCGCATATTGGCAATAAATTATTTAAAGTCATATCACCACCATTTTTTTCGCTGGTGATATGACCACAATGAAAATTCATTTGTGTTATTTCCGTTATTTTACAGCATTGACAAAGACCTGAGCCGAATTTTTCACCAATGTATTTGTTCCAGACCAATTGGCGTATCTTTTTTGGAATCTGTTTTTTCATTTGGTTATTATATTTCTTTTATGTTTAATACATTTCAATGTTTATATTTTTTGATTCAGTGTATCTTTATACAGTGAATACCAATTATTTGTATAAACTTTATTGAACAACATTGGATTATCAAAATATATTTGTAATACAACATTTTGGTCGTCATCTGTAATATTTTTTTCTTGAAACTCCACGAGTTTTTTTTCCCATAAATCATGAAATAAATTTACATATTCATTATGTACAATAAAGGTGCTTCCTTGAAAATAAATCACATCGCTTGCAAGCATATCAATTGGGTCTGGACGAGTTGCATTATCCAACCAAGTAAAACAGTTGTATGTAATTTTTGAAGGCAATAATTTAATATTTATATTTTTGGGGATATTTTCAATGTTTCTGTTAAAAGTACCAAAATCAATCCAAGCATAATATTCATAATTTGGAAATAACATTTTTGTATGTTTCACAAAATTTATTTTGCTATTATTAATTAAATTATATTCTGCATAAACGTGTTCGGGATTAAATTTTCTGTGCATCGGAATCTTATCCTTGTAGCTTTCGCTTTCAATAATCTCTTTATCTCTTTCCAAATATTTGTCATAAAACGTATCTACTTCATTTATTTCTACAAAGACTATATTATCAAATTGCTTCATTGTTTCTTTGACCCCTTTTTCTAGATAAACAATTAATTTATAATGAATATTTTCGGCAAGTTTATAAAAATCATTATAATAATCAGCATTTGTTCGTTGATAATGGTTCCATTTAGAACGATGTATATCTTTAAATGCAGTTGTAAAAATAATTTCCATGTATTATTTTGAAATATTTTTTTTCAAAAACTTAGACGCTTATTTCCTTACTAATATTCCGAATAATTTTATCCGTATCGTCTTCGCCTCCAATACACTCTTGCACCAATTTTAAATACTTTGTATTTTTCACACTTTTTATATTCTCGTGTTCAGGGTATTTCTTTCGCCATTCCGACATGTTACTCATGTTTTTGATAGCAACGTTTTTCACAAACTTTTCCACTTTTTTATTATCTGATTCCCATTCTTTTTCTTTCAAATAAATATCTCGCAAATTGCAATGGATGGGGCGCGTATAAACATCTAGTTCTTTCAATTTCGAGAGAATAATAGAAGTGATACCTTTTACGTAACCTTTTTCACCAACTCGTTCCAAATCTTCCAAAGTTGGTTTAATCGAATCGACAAAGGAAGAAATCGAAATCGCGTTTTTGCATTCTTCTTTCAAAAAAAATTGGATGTTGAAATTTTTTTGAATTTTTTGGAAATTATTTTGAATATTTTGATTTTTTATTTTTTGAGTCTGAATTTTCGTTCCGGAATAGACATTTTGGACGTTTTGGACCTGCAAAGCATTTGACATCACCTGATTTGTTCCTTCCAAAACAGTTGTCGCACGACAAATAAATTCGTTGGTTTTTTGGAGCGTTTCCGCCATCAAATTCTCTTTGTTACTGAAATTACATTTTTTCCGATGCTTATACAACCCTGAGGGAAACACGTAAGCATTTCCACAAACACAAATATTTTTTAATTCTTCTAGCTGTCCTTTTTGGTCTTTTTTGGTCTTTTTCTTCTCCTTTTTTGTTTTTTCGTGTTTTGGTGTTAAAAGATGTCGTTCGTATTTTGTTTTATCGCATGTAACATAGTTACAACATTCGCAAACATAATTTGGTTCGTCCTTTTCTTCTCCTTTTTGTCCCTTTTTTGTATCCAAATGTATCCTCTGATGCTTCAGAGTTGCAAGATGTGTTTCATATTTTGATTTATGAGACGTATAAAAGTCACATAAATCGCAACCAAATTTCGCTTCTCCTTTTTTCTCCTTTTTTGTATCCATTAGTATCCAACGAAAATTACCTCTATATATATTTTTTTTTGATAGAACGTCTCTTTTTATTCCTTCTTTTTCGTTTTGAAATTCCACCACGTCTATTTCTGAAATAGGCGAATGCATTACTAGCTACGCTAGCAACAGAACGTGCTGCATCACTAGGTACGCGAGGTGCGTTATAAACATTGCGCGATGCATTAAGGACCACATCAACTCCAGCTTCACCAACGCTTTGAGCTGTAGTACGAACCAATCTCCCTACATTTTCTGTTAGGCTGTGTCCTTGGGCAAGTAGTATATCTACAAGACCACCCCATGTTTTATAATCTGCATTACGAACAGCAACTTCCTCTTCAGCATCTTCAACAACTTCTGGAGGAGCTGGTTCATTCACATTGATTTCATTAACAACTTCCTCCGCATCTTCAATAATACTTTGCAAAAGAACATCCATTGGGGGTGCGTCTGACGGTGCTCCTGGAGCTGGTGGTGCTTCTGATAACGCGTCTGTAAATATGATTACTTTGTTTTCATTCAGTTTTTTTTCAGCTTTTATAAATTCTGCCAACACTGCATTTGTTGAAACAATTTCCTGTTCCATTTTATTTGCAGCTTCGGTCATACGTGTAATTGTTTTTGTTTGTGTATCAAGATATATCTTTTGTGCCGTATTAAAAATTTGCATATCATTAAGCATAAGTCGTCTGGCTTCTTCCGCTGCTCTCGGACCACTGGTATAATTCATTCGTTGATTAACATAATTTACTGTGGTGCTATAAACAAAATTACCATACCACTCGCAAACAATCTTAAACGCTTCTCCCGATAATCCGTATAGTATTTGTCGATTCGCACTACCTAAAATAACACCTGTAAGTAATGTAGATGACACAGTATATCCAGATGAAAAAAACCAAATTAACATTGCTGGGATAATTTTTCCAACAAATCTCATGAGTGAAAAAACAGGGTCTGGAATAATATATCCATTAATATATATTGCACCGCCAGCCAAAGCAAGTGTAAATGTTCGAAACAATAAATTGTTCAAAAAAGTACTATTTTGAAGTTCTTTTAATATTACCGATATGTTTATTACATCTTCAAGTTGTGCATCAGTATAACCAATTTCTTCACCCTCCCTTTTTTTAAACGCAGCACCAATTCTCGTAAAAGTTTCTTTATTTCCACCAATTGAAATTTGACTCCCGTTGGTCGGTATCATTACCCCTTTTACACTAGGCGGTACTATCAATCCTCTTTGGAATTGGTTAAAAAATTTTTGTGCTTCAACCTCTATCTGGTTATTCCAAGCCATTTGTATTTGGGCTTTACGCGTATCAGATTCATTATCTAAATTTCTTATAATATCCTTTATTGTAACGAGTTTTTCTCTATTATCGCGGGCAAATGGCCCATTTTCTCTTTTCGCTCTTTTTCTTAATGTTTTTAACATAACATATAACTATATTTTTTCTTAAACTTTATAAAAAATATTTCCGAAATATATTTTTGCATAGAAAAGACGTTTGAATCATTGAAAGAAAAGTCTCATACCAAAATCAATAAACCCCTCGTGCTTTTTAGAGAAATGAATTATTTCGGTTTCATTTATGAGACGTATAAAAGTCGCATAAATCGCAAATGTCGCTTGTTCTTTTTGACCCTTTATCCAACCGCGAATTGTACGCGAATAACGAACTCGTTTAAAGTAATTATTTTCAGTATGGAAAATCATGTGTTATTGGTATAAATTTTTAAAACTAAAATATCCATTGCTATCTCCATAAATAAGTTATAATATTAATAAAATTATATGAAAGTTATTTTTCGTTTTGTAAATAATCCAGGTTTTGGAGATAATATTAGAGGGTTGATTACTATTTTACAAATTCAAAAAATATTGAAATTTGAATTAGAGGTAGATTTTTCTCATCATGTATTCAGCAAGTTTTTTATTCATAAGGTTGATTTAAATGCACAAACAGATTATAAACAATATATGTTTTGTGACGAAAATATCAGAAATGATTTTTTAATGGTTGAAATAATGAATGAAATAGAAACGAAAAATATTCTCACTGTTTCAACAAATAGTTATCCTATAATAGAAAAAATCGATAAAAATATTAAAACGTATTTAAAAAAATTATTTGAAGTGAAACCAGAAATAAATGAATATTTACATAATGCAATCTCTATGCTACCTGTAGATTATCATTTATTTCATTATAGACTAGGTGATGACGTGTTGATTAATAATAACAAAGTAAATAATGATGTATATTTACAAAACTTTGAAACCAACAAGAAAGAAAATGCAGTAGTTATTAGCGATTCTTTAGCATTTAAACAATTATTCGAAAAGTGTAAAGATGTACATGTCTTTTTAAATACACCAACTCATACAAATCAGGAAGAAAATATTGACACATTGATAGATTTTTTACTAATAACAAAAGCAAAATCTATAAATTGTTATTCCGTTTACAGATGGATTTCAAATTTTGTTTTTTGGTCTAGCATAGTATATGATATACCGTTATTTAATATAAAGAAATGATAATTTGAGATTATAATTTTTTTAATTTCATAATAATACACATTTCTAACTCGATGAAGCTATCTTTTTTTCCAAACTTCGAAAAACATGCTGTAACAATCTCCCCATCCACCTTCTTCTTGATATTGAACGTAAAAATTGTGTTGTTTCAATATAGAATCGACGTAATTCTTTTGAGAAATGTCGTTATAATCATTTTCTACAATGATTAAATTTATATTCTTTAATATTTCTGGCATGTCCATTAAAATATAATAAAAAGCTCCTTCGCAATCTAAAATCAAAGTATCAAATTCTATTTTATATTTAGCATTTAATTCGTCCAATGTTAATGTATTAACAAACTGATATCCCTCTTTCAAAACACCACTTGGTTTTGTATGCCAACCATTTTGAATCAGTTTTCTTTTTGATAACGCCGAATTTTCTATATGAAATGTAAAATGGTTTAAATCTCGATTTTCGGTCAATTGTTCTACTGCATTCGGGTCCGTTTCCAATGTGACAAAATCTTTTACAATCGAAGCAATAACTAAAGAATTGCGTCCTACATTACTACCGATTTCCAATACCTTTTCGGCGCCAGTCAAATAATTTGCGGATAAAATTTGTTCGGACAATTCATCTTGAAAAGTTCCATGTTTAATTTGTAAATTATTGTGAATACTAGGCAATTTCTTGACATCTATTGAATGAATCGTCAATTCTGATACATTGATACTTATTTTATGCGATTGGTCATATGTATATGTTTTGTATTCGTCATCTTTTTCAATAATCACATATACCTTTTTTTCAACCCCAACTAAATGGTCTCCAAAAATAGCGGCTCTTGTATGGTCGTCATTAGGTATATTAATAATGTCCCCACATTTTCTGCTTAAACATATTTCGGTGACATTCCGTTTGTTTCCAACTATCCCATAAAATATGAATAACATCGGCTTATAAATAAATGTTTCAATCATTAAATCAACCGTATTTATTTTAATCGTATGATGAATATTATATTCGTTTTCAGATTCTCCGATAACAACAAATATCTTTTTCTCAACTCCAGGGACATGGTCGCCAAAAATAGCAGCTCTTGTATGGTCATTATGAGGAATAGTAACAATATTATCGCGCATTAATTTATTAAAACATATATCAGTGACATCTTTTTTATTTCCATCAGTTCCATAAAATATCATATATTTACAAAAGATTTTATTGTAAATTATACAATATAATTATTTCAGGGTGCATTTGACAAAACTCGCTTTCAATCCCCATGAGCCCCCATGGTTTATGACAACCAAATGGATGGTTATTGCCATGCCAGTTTTCAATAGAAAACGATAATGCGTGGTTTTGGTCGGGTTTATTTAATGCTATGCATTGTGTTTGTGCAAAAAATAAATCTTCGGGTAAATCCTTTCTTGTGTCTTTTTTGATTATTTCGAGCATTTTACTTTTTTTTCTTAAAGAAAGACCACCGTTTCCAACGTCATCGGAATATGCCCCCCATGGAGCTCCTACATAATCATAATGCAAAAACTGATTAATTTTATCTTTATTATCTTCCAAAATCACAGAATCAGTTTGGAAGATTAAAAATGTTTCCGTTGGTATCATGTCATAAATATAATTCTCCATCAATAATTTTGAATACTCATGTGGCAACAAATTATCAATATTTAATTGATATTTTGTAATCCTCTTGCTCGCCAATTTTGTAATCATGTCATCTACAAACTCTGAATTTAAATTACCACAAAAGATGATTATATTCCATTCATCGGATAAATTGTTCAAGAAATTCGTGAGGACAAATCGCAATGCTTTGTGTTGTCTAAATTCTACAATTACCGCCGAATAGACATTAATTGTCATATTCGTCAAATTTATTCGAATCGTTTGAAACTTATCATATTCATATTCCTTATCTTCAATAAGAACAAATACTTTTTTCTCGACACCATAAACATTGTCTCCGAAAATGGCGGCTCTGACATTGTCGTTATGTGGAATAGTGATAATGTTATCTCGGGTTAGTTGATTTAAACATATTTCGGTTACCTCTTTTTTATTTCCGTCAATTCCATAAAATATTAGCATATACTTTATATTTTAAAATAAAATATAACATAAATTATATTTTATGTATTTATGATACCAAACATATTTTATCAATCATGGGACGATGATTTGCCCGATGAAATTAGAATTAAAAACAATGTGTTTATAAAAAATTTTGAATATAAACTATTTACGATTGAAGACATGCAACGATATTTGAAAGAACGGGGGTCTCAATATTTATATTTATTCAACAAATACAAAAAAATATGCCACAAGGTGGATTTATGGAGGTATTGTATATTGTATGATACCGGTGGAGTTTATATGGATGCTGATTGTATTTTGTACAAAAATATAGACTTTTTAAAAAATAGGCATTCGGTATTTGTGACAAATAATAGGGGGGCAAAGGATTTCTTTAATGGGTTTATCATGACTGTTCCCAAAAATCCAATATTGAAATTAATAATCGAATATTTATTAGAGGTGGATACAAAACTTGAGGAAGACTATTATTTTAATTGTAAAGAATTGTATAATATTACAACTAAATTTTTAAAGATAAAGCAAGTTGATAGAAATGATTATGGGAAAATCACCCTTTTAATTGACAGAGAAATAAAGGGCAAATTTTATCCTTTTTATAAAAACATTCCAATGTTAGTTGAAATCAATGATAAATATCCGTATGAACAAAAAAAAGGGTGTTATCATGTATGGATAGGGACGAGTGAGACAAATACTAAATCAATCCCTCTTCCATCTTTACCAAATATGGGAGAATTTTCTTTAAATGAGCATGGCTACACCGATAAATTTGAAATTATACAGACGAGAGCTTTTTTGTTAATAAAACGAATTGATGAAAATAGTGGTTGGGGGCATCCACACAGCGGATATATAAAATGGTACCGATAATTTTGCAATTTTAAATATTCTTTATTAATATGACTACCCCTTTTATTTCTGGTATAAAATACGTAATACACAACAACAATGACTATATTGAAAAAATATTGTTAGGAGGTGAGCAGTGGAACAAGGAGATAATAGATGTGATTAAAACATATATTTCTGAGAACAAACTGAAGCATTTTTTGAATGTGGGTTCTCATATCGGTACCGTCAGCCTACCAATTTCTTTGCATATTGATAAAGTAACTGCTGTAGAAGCATATCCACCTACATACAATCATTTGTGTGAAAATATACAGCTTAATAATATACAAAATATAGAAGCAATTAATATTGCATTGGGCAACACAGAAGAAGACATATATTTTATGGGAATGGATAAAATCTGTCCCATTGAAAATAAAAATCGAATTGCAAATAATAGTGGCGGAATGCATGTTTTTACAGAAAGCGATATACAAAATAATGTTCGTTCGGGAAATTTATCTGATAAAAAAATTAAAAACAGAATGAATAAATTCGATAATTTAGAGGTTGATAACTTTGATATTATGTTGGTTGATATAGAAGGATTCGAATACAATTTTTTATTGGGTGCTACAGAAAAAATAAAAAAAAACAAACCAATTATCATTATGGAAATATGGAATGATAATAAAAGAAGGAGTGAAAAAATGTCACAACCTCAATCTGAAGTCATCGATTATATCAAATCATTGAATTACACACTAGTGAAAAGTATAGAGGATGATTTCATTTTTGAACCTTACGAACCAGCAGATATATCATTCTGTAAAAATATTCAAAAAAATGACAAATTCGTCACGCAATATCTTGAAGATATCACAGACGAATCGTTGTTTTATATGGGAACAATGCAACAAAACAGTTACGATTTAATTACTTTTTCTGAATTTCCGCATTTAGATTTTGAGACAAAACGAGATTTGGTTCGTTATGATACATTGTATAACAAAGGAGGATTATTTGCAGACACGAATGTCATTGCTTTTGATATAGACAAATTATACGATTATGATTTAGTTTTAGTGAAAGGGGAAATCTTCCAGAATAATATAATTTTATCAAAACCTGGTTGTGAATTATTCAAAACAATGTACGATTTACTATTAAAAAATGTGCAAAATGGGGTAAAGACGGATTATAAAAGAATTTTCCATAACGAAGTATCCTCCTTTATCGAAAATAAAAATGTTAAAATATTGCATACCGCAAATACTAAATTTAATCAAGCGACGAAAAAATACTTTGGACTACCAAAAGGTTCTTGGATACATTCCTCTAGAAATTATTCTATGAAAGGAAATGTAATCACGGTTGAATGTGCAAATTATTCTGGAAATTGGATTAAAAATGATGTCATTATCGCACCAGGGGTAGAATACTTTAATGAAAATGGAATTATGAAATGCTTGCCATTTACATCATACCTGGACGAAGAGGTCTTTTTTACTTCTGCCGTTTTACAAGAAACAATGAAAGAACATTTAAACAAAAAAATATTCATGACATATAAGAAAAATGTACCGGACAAAGTATTCAGACGATGGAAAGTATTAAATCCGTTGTACGAAATTGATTTTAGTTTAGATGCTGAGTGTATCGCCTTTCTTGAGAAGACAAACGGCTATCTCGCAACACTATTCAAAGAAATTCCTGTTGGAATGTACAAAGCTGATTTATGGAGATTATGCAAACTTTATGCAAATGGTGGGGTTTATGCCGATGTTGATTTAGTTCCTCATTTAAATTTGGATTATTTAGATACAGATGTGACTTTTTATTCTTGTATGAGCATATTTGGTAATTCTATTTTCCAAGCATTTATTGTGAATCATAAACCCCAAAGTCCTTTGTTATATTTAATGCTTCTATCTTTTTTGTTAAAAAACCCACAGAACAACTGTATTGGCCCTACCTTTGACATGTATAGTGTTTTGCAATACAATATTCATGAGCCTATTCAAACACTAAAAAAGTATCCGTTGGATTCGGTAAAATTAGAAATAAAAATCGGTCCGAGTTCTGTGAATGAAAAAAGAATAAATTTGTTTTATTTTCCACTAGAAAATTACGACATTCAATTAAAACCTAATTCATACAACGACTTGTTTGAATTTTCTGTAAAAAACAATATACTCACTGTAAAAAGAATAGATATTGATAGTGGGTGGGGACATGACCACTCCTGCGAGTTAATCGTACGAGAAAGAGAAGTCGTTTATCTCTTTAAAGAAGTAACTGGACCCAACAACAATTTTTCGAAATCAGTTGTTTTTGATGGTGATATTAAAATTCTAGATTCACGAGATATGGATTATTTTCATAATGGTGGATGGTAGAACTTGAGAAACCTTATCGCCGATATTTACGTTTTGTCTTTTTTCTTCTTCTAAATGTTCTTTTTCCTCCACGCCCAGCAAGTAATATAACATCTTCAACTTTTCTAGGAATGTAACCAGAATCTGGATTCGTGGATTTTTCAGGCTCAAATTCACGCTCAGAATCTTCAAGAATTTTATTATGAGATTGATAAATAGGCACAATAGGATGCGATTGTATAAACTCTAACATTTTAACTTTGGAATTTTCTCTTGCTGTTATTATTTTTTGCATAATACCATCCTCTCCATTGAAATGAGTATTTAAAAGAAGTCTTTGGTCCTCACTTAATACTGCTGAAGTAAATGGTCCTTCAGCATTTTTAAAGAATGTCAGATTGTTGTTCAATAAATTGTCCATATAAATTGGCACTTGGAGAATGCTGTCAATCACAACTTGTGAGCCAGATGCCCATCCAAAAAAATCTGGTTGTGATAAAATATGATAGCGTTTGCGTTTACTTCCTTCACTACAAATTAACCCCAAAATTTGTAGAAATTGGAAAAGACTATAAAACCTTCTGAATTCAGCCATAGAATCAATTTTTTTCGCATATCCAAAATCAATAAGTATGGGTTTTATTCTCCGAATGAGTTTAAGAGATTCTAATTCGGGTGGAAGAGAATCAAATATACCATCTGTTAAAAAATATGGATTTTCTGGCTCTTCTGGAAGTATTCTAAAAAAAATATTTCTAAAAGTGAAATCTCCTTGTGTATAACCCGTTTTATCTCCCAATTCTATAAGTAAAAATGCAGCCGCCATAAAGACCGGTACTATAAATTCGAGCTTATTAGGTAATATTTCATACATTTCTTCATAATCGTCTAAAAATTCCATGGCTATGATACCAACCTTTTCAACATTCGGAATTGTATAATCTTCATCCTCTTCAGAAAATTTTTGAATGTGTTCAAAGAATTTTAAGTCATTTAATATGGAATCCGTTTTATCGCACATTTTACTAAATACGATGGCGGGGCATAATGGTTCTCGGTTATCATTTGTTATTTTATAAATATCATTCTGTATTTTCACCTCACTATCAAAATCTAAACTATCTCTGAAATCCTCAATAGGAATAAATTTTACCAAAATGGTGTGTATTGGTGCGCCAAAGTTGTCTATATCACTACTTCTATATATATCCGTTGGGTTATGATAGCGAAAAATGAACCCAATTCCTCCTCTCGTCGGACTACCGGTTAATTTGCTTCCAGCAATAAATCTGACGAAAGCATCATATGGCTCTTCACGAACTGCTAGCGACAACCCAGACCCCCCTCTCTTCATATATCTTTCCATATAATTAGAATTGAATTTTTTTTCGTTTCGAACGCTTAAAACGCCTTTTTGACCTTTTTGACTTTTTTCCACCATTTGTTTTGAATTTTTCGGCCATTAGTCTATTGTATTCGTCTATGTTAAATGCTCTTCGGATTGCATTTACAACAACAAAGTGGTTAAAAACATATGTATCCTGAAGCGGTTCGAAAATAAATTTGCTTGAAATATTTAAAGTGTATAATTTTTTCATATTTGTCATAGAAGCTGGGAGAACCGTAATTTCATTATTTGATACGGTTAGTTTGGTTAATTCTTGCAAATTTCCAAACGAATCTGGAAGAGTTGTAAGTTCGTTATTTGCTACGTCTAAATGGTATAATTTTCGCAAATCTCCGAACGAATCTGGAAGTCTCTCAAGTTTATTACCTTCTGCGTGGAGAGAGCTTAATTCTTGTAAATTTCCAATCGATTCTGGAAGAGTTGTAAGTTCGTTATTTGATACTTGGAGATATTTTAATTCTTGCAAACTTCCAAACCATTCTGGAAGAGTTGTAAGTTTATTGTTCGTTGCGTTTATTAAAAATAACGCCTTCAAATTTCCAAATGATTCTGGAAGACTTGTAAGGTTGTTATTGTCAATATTCAACTTTGAT